TGGTGTAGCAGCAGGTGGTAAAATGTACTTAATAGGAACAAGAACAATAGTATAATGAAATTAACAAAAGACAAGATAAAACATTTAGTTATATCATTTTTAATAATGGTTTTAACTAGCGTAACATTATATCAATTTAAAAGTAATATACACTTTGCTTTAGGTATAAGTATTTTATTTACTTTAACAGTAGGTTTAGTAAAAGAATTTATCTATGACTATTATCTAGGTAAAGGTCAATTAAGTATTTACGATTTAGCTTATAACTTTATCGGTGTATATTTAGGAGTAATAATTTCAGCAATAATAGTTTCATAATGTATAGAATAATTACAGACACACCGATAGCAGATACTTTAGGATTTAGTACGGTTGGTATTTCGATAGGTATGAGTATACTAGAATGGTTTACTATGATTAACGTAAACGAAGCACTACACTTTTTAGCTTCTGCTGGTGGTCTATGTTTTTTATTCTATAAGATTAAGAATTTACGCTTTGAACTAAAGGTAAAGAAGGAAGAGTATAAACGATTAAAGAAAGACAATGAAGAAAAAGTTTAGATTTGGGAGAAGTCAATATAACAGACCAACACCTAGAACGTTTAGAAAATTAGGTGATGCTTTGTTAGCTATGTCTACTTTTGTTTCAGCTTATGCTATTGCAGAAGATTACAAATGGATAGCTTTTACGGCTATTATAGTAGGTGCTATTGGTAAATTCTTTACTAACTTCTTTGCTAAGAATTGATGGCAGACCATAAACAAATAGTGCCATTCTTTTACAAGTGGGAAGGTGGTACAAGTAACGACCCTTCAGATAGTGCTTCAAGTTATGATTGTGGAGTAGATAATATACATACTAATAAAGGTGTAACTTATTCTGCGTGGGTTGGTGTATTTGGAGAAAACCAAGTTGAAAGGTTTTTAGATATGACTGATTGTGATTGGGGGTTAATCTTTAAATCAAAGTATTGGGATAGGGTTAAAGGTGATGAGATTAAAAGTCAAGCAATAGCAAATGTCTTAGTTTCTTGGGCTTGGGAGGCTAGAGAATCATTCTTTAGATACATTGCAGAACGTAACCCAAAGAATAAACGCTTTTTAAAAGGATGGTTAAATAGATTAGCTGACTTTAACCAAAAATACAGACCTTGAAAATACTCTCTCTAACGCTCTTAATAATCTTAGTTGGATGCAATACACCTAATCAACTAATAAAGCGTTCTAATCGCATTAAAACGAAGCTAGAAGCGAAGGGAGTAACTATTCCTAAAGATACTATCACAGTAACACAGCACGACACCATTATAGAAACGTTTACAATTAACGACACAGTACATACTGTAAAGACAATTACAAACACTATCACACTAGAACCAATCGTAGAATACAAAACACGCTACCAAACTAAGATAGAATACAAAGAAAAGATTAAATATATTAAAGAAGAAACTAAACAAGCTAAAGAGAAAACCAAACAAGTAAAGGCTGAAAATCGTGGTTTAACTTGGTGGTTATTATGGTTAGGTTTAGGTTTAGGAATTACAGGAACTTTGTATATTAGAAAATAATTGTATCTTAGTCGAAAATTAAATCTAAGATTATGAGAAAAAAAGACAAGCGAGGTAAGAAACCTGCTCACGAACGTAATTCAGATTGCGAAAGTTCAAGACGTTACAGATTAAGAGAAGACGAAGTACAACTACTAGAAGAGTATAGAAGAATACACGACGAAGCAGTTAAAGCTGGTATAGACCCTACAGATGTTAAAAGTGGTTGGTTAAAAACTGAAGATAGTTCTTTGTACTTTAAGAATCCTAACTTTAAAACAGCAACAGAAAAAGGTATTGAGAATTTAGCTGAAGATGTAATTAAAGAAGTAAAAGCATACGCTCCTAAATACCCAAAGATAAAAAGAAGTAAATGTAAAGACGGTCATTTATTAGTTGTAGACCCTGCTGATATTCATATAGGCAAACTTTGCACAGCTTACGAAACAGGTACAGACTACAATAGTAACATAGCAGTTAAAAGAGTGCTTGAAGGTGTTAAAGGTTTATTAGATAAGTCTAACGGCTTTAATATAGATAAGATACTATTTGTTGCTGGAAACGATATACTACATACAGACAATGCTAAACGACAAACCACAGCAGGAACAGCACAAGACACGGACGGTATGTGGTATGATAACTTTCTAACTGCTAAACAGCTTTACGTTGATTTAATAGAAATGTTAATACAAGTAGCTGACGTTGAAATGGTATTTAATCCAAGTAACCACGATTATCAAAGTGGGTTTTTCTTAGCACAAACAATAGAAGCACATTTTAACAATAGTAAGAACGTTACTTTTAACTGTTCAATCTCACATAGAAAATATAGTACTTATGGTAATAGCTTAATCGGTACTACTCACGGAGACGGAGCAAAGCAAAATGATTTAGGTAGCTTAATGAGTATTGAAGCTAAAGAGTTTTGGGCAACTTCAGAACATAGATACTTTTACACACACCACGTTCACCATAAATCTAGCAAGGATTACATATCTTGTACAGTTGAAACACTTAGAAGTCCTAGTTCAGCAGACAGCTGGCACGATAGAAACGGTTATAAGAGTAAAGAAGCAGTAGAAGCGTTCATTCATTCAAAAGAAAACGGACAAGTAGCTAGATTAACCCATTATTTTTAGTATATTTACATATTCATAATTTAGTTTTAGGGGTGTAGCGAGAGTTGCACCTCTTTTTTTATGCTCTGTAACTACTGTAAACATTGGTAAAGTGAAAATAATTGTTAATTAATTGTTTATAACTCAATAATTGTATTAACTTTGATAAAAAAAGGATATGAAAAAACAAGAATATAAAAACAGTTTAACTAATTTAATTAAAGCGTTTGGTTATTGGAGCAATGAGGTAAACGAGCTAAATAATAAAGCACATAAAACATTCGGATATAAAAAGTATATTCAATTACACGATGAAGTTAAAAATAAAAACAAATAATTATGAATTACGAAAAAGCGTACAAAGATTTAAGAGAAGAAATTATAAACACTGTAAAAGGTTACAGAAACTTCTTAGAAAACAACACCCACTTTGAATATTTAGATTCTTATAGAGATGCTAAAGCACAATGTGAAACTTTAGAGAAGTTAGAAAAGATAATTATTCACAACGAAGAACACTTAGTATGAAAGTAGACTACGAACTATATCGAAGCTGGGAGTTATTATACTCATATCCTTTAACACCAAATAAAGAAGAGTATTTAAGGAAGTGTTTAGAGATGCAGTCGTTACCTGACTTCGACCACGATAAAATAATAAGTATAGATAGTAAAAGTAATTACGGTAGAGTACAAAAAGATAAAAACAATGGATACTAGAACAATAGCAGTACAGACATTCAAAAAAGCAATCTTAAAAGAAGATGTAGAATGGACTAACACCTACACACCTACAAACGGTGTTACAAACGAAGATAGAAGAAAGTTCTTTACTACATACAACAAGGACTTAGCTGATAGAGTAGTAACAATTAAATCAATCAAATGAAACTAACAGATAAAATAACAATAACCAACGAGGATAATATGGAGATAATGGCTCGTTATCCTGATAACTATTTTGACTTAGCTATTGTAGACCCTCCTTATGGGATAGATGCAGATAAAAAGAACAACGGAAAAAATAGTGATACACACGAAAAAACAAGTAAAGCAAAAATAAACAAGTATAAAAAAACTAATTGGGATAACGCAACACCTACTACTAACTATTTTAAAGAGTTGTTTAGGGTGTCTAAAGAGCAAATAATTTGGGGCGTCAATTACTATCCTTATGACTTTTTAAGTGGTGGTCGTATTTATTGGGATAAGTGCGTTACAATGCCAACATACTCAAATGGTGAGTTAGCTTATTGTAGTAAATTAAATAGTATTAAATCTTTTACGTTTGCCTGGCACGGTATGATTCAACAAGAAATGGGAAACAAAGAACAACGAATACACCCGACCCAAAAACCTAGACAGCTTTATAATTTTCTTTTAGATAATTATGCAAAGGAAGGAGATAAAATACTTGATACTCATCTAGGTTCAGGTAGTATAGCTTTAGCTTGTCACGAACGAGGTTTTGAACTTACAGCGTGTGAATTAGACACCGACTACTACAACGCAAGTATAAAGAGAATTAAAAATCACATTTCACAACAAAGATTATTTTAATATGAAGAACATAAAAAGATTAATATCACAGATGAATATAACCAGTAGAAAACACGAAGATGTGTTTCCTCGTTTTTACCTAATTAACCACATTCAAAAGGAGTTTAAGATATCTTATACTGCTATTGGTAAAATGTTTGGTAAAGACCACGCTACAATTATTAACGCTCTAAACAAACATAAGAACTTTATAGAAACTAAAGACAAAGAGTATAAACACTTAACCACTAAAATGAGAAGGTTACTAGCTGAAGATTTAAACATCTTAGAAAAGGATATAGTCAACTGCACCAGCTTAACAGAATTAGAAATAATACAAAATAAAGTTAGAAGTGATTATTATTATTGAAAATAATTTACTTTTAATGCAACCCTTTACTTGGTTCATACGTTATAATAGTGTACATTTGTACATATTCCCGTCTCACAATATAGGAATAAAGGAAGTTATTTAGGCTTTATAATGAATGAGAAGTGAGACGCTCAGGATTTGTAAAGCCTTTTTTATTTATTAAATAGTTTATAGGTATCTTAAAACCTTTACATATTATGGCTAACATAAAATTATCATTTCTAGGTACAGAAAGAAGTGAGACAAACCAACACGAATTGCAATGCTATGCAAACAACTTTGATGAAATCTTCATAAAGATAGAGGGTGATGTAGTGGAGCATATCTGTTTAGATGTATCAACAGCTATTAAATTAGCAAAAACCATTAGAACTAATATTAACCTAATAAAAGAAGATTAGTTATGAATGGATATGAACTTTCAAGAAATTGGTTTAATTACTGTTTCGATAACCCCGAAAAAATAAAACCAACACATTCAGCTATTTACTTTATGGCTATTGAACATTGTAATAGATTAGGATGGAAGCAAAAGTTTGGTTTTCCTAGTCAAATGGTTATGGAAGCAATAGGAGTTAAAAACTGGAGAACATACTCAAAAGCATTAAGTGATTTAGTTGAATGGGGTTTTATAGATATGATTGAAATATCGAAGAATCAATACTCTAGTAATATAATTGCCATTGTAAAAAATACAAAAGCACCTACCAAAGCACTAGACAAAGCACTGCAAAAGCATAGTACAAAGCAAGGTCAAAGCATTGTTAGTATAGATAAACAATTAACAATAGAACAAGAAACAATTAACAATGAGTTTGAGCGTTTTTGGAATATGTACAATAAGAAAACAAGTCGTAAGAAGTGTGAATCTAAATTTAAGAAACTATCAACTTCAGATAAAGACAAAATATTTAGTACTTTACCGAACTATATTAAACTAACACCCGACCCACAATATCGTAAAGACCCTTCAACATACTTAAATAATGAGAGTTGGAACGATGAGGGAGTAGCGAAGATAATAGACCCATTAGTAGAACAAGCAAGGTTATTAAATAAAAACTACGAGTAATGGAGTGGCACGAAAAACAAACAGTAAAAAAAGGAGATTTAGGTGAAGCTATAGTGAAGGGTTATTTAGAGTCGCAAGGTTTAATAGTTTATAAACCACTAACAAACGGAGTACATTGGTTTGATATACTTTGCACTAGAGGAAAACAGAGCGTAGTTGCTATAGATGTTAAAACAAAAGCAAGATTAAACAAATGGGATGCACAAGGCATAGATTTAAGGCATTACAAAGAATATGTTAATTTTGCTGAATCAACAAGTATAGAGTTTTATCTTATATTCGTTGATGACAAAACAGGAGAAGTACATCTAGCCGACATAATGAAACTAAAAAACCCTATCTACCCTAATAAAAAAATTATAGCTTGGGAGTTAAGCGAAATGAAGTATTTATTTACAATAGATGAAACACATATAAAAAAATTATCTAGCTTTGATACTAGAAATTATAAATTTAAACCACAATAACTATGAATATTACAGATAAGATTACTATCACAAATGAAGATAATATGGAATTAATGAAACGCTACCCTGACGATTATTTCGACTTGGCTATTGTAGACCCTCCTTATGGAATAGGAATAAGTAAAAACCCTATAAGGCAACAACATAAAAAAAAGGAGTGGGATAACGCTATACCAACAAGCGAATACTTTAAAGAGTTATTTAGGGTTTCAAAAAACCAAATAATTTGGGGTGGTAATTATTTCGACTTACCAGCTTCACAAGGTTTTTTTATATGGGATAAGAAACAACCTCACGACTTTAGTTTAGCTATGTGTGAAATGGCTTGGACTAGTATTCAAAAACCTGCTAAGATGTGGTCGCTATCTGTTTTAAAAGAACGTGGTAAAATACACCCCACCCAAAAACCTGTAGAGTTGTACGAATGGCAATTAATGAATAATGCTAATACAGGTTATAAAATACTAGATACTCACTTAGGAAGTGGCTCAATAGCAATAGCTTGTCATAATCTAGACTACGATTTAACAGCTTGTGAGTTAGATAAGGACTATTACGAAGCAAGTATTAAACGAATTAAGAATCATATATCACAACAAAGACTATTTTAGCTATGAGTATATTAGAAAAAGGTAGTGATAACGAATACTTATTAGACTACAAACACGATAGAATACCTAAAGGTTTAGGAATAGGTTGTGAACTAGATAAACATCTAAGATTTAAACGAGGGCAGTATGTAGGAATTTTAGGAGGAAACAACGTAGGTAAAACATTCTTTGCTACATGGTACTTTTTAACCTTATCAATTCAACATAATCTAAAATGGGGTTTATGGATGGACGAGAATAAGAAGGGTAGAGTGATGCGAGATTTAATACAATTCTACACAGGTAAGTATCTTAAACAACTTAAAGATTCAGAGATTATAGAAACTGCTGGAATCATTGAGAATTGGTTTTTCTTTATCGACAATAAACAAATGTATAAACCTAAAGAGATATTAACCTTGTTTGAAAGTGAGAACCCTGATGGTGTTTTACTAGACCCTTTTAACCAACTAGATATGCCTGTAGGTTATTCTGAAAACATACCCTTTGTACGTTCGATTAAGAATTGGTGTAAGGTAAACGACACAACATTATATTTAACTATGCACCCAAACACAGAAGCTGGACGTAGAATGTACCCTGATAGACACGATTGGGAAGGACAGCCAATGATGCCACTTAAACACAATGCAGAGGGTGGTAGTAGCTTCTCGAATATGAGTGATGATTGGATAAACCTTAACAGACTTACGAAACTAGAATCAATGAAGTATATCACAATGGTAGATATAGACAAGGTAAAAGATGTTGATACAGGTGGTAGTATTTCAGATAGTTTATTCCCTTTGATGTTTCACTTTAACAACGGTTTAGGGTTTGAGGTAAACGGAATAAACCCAATTAGACTTGCATTAGAAAATAAAAAGAGTAACTTACCAAGAAATTTAGAATTTTAAAATATATAATATGAAAGAAGAGTTTAGAGATATAAAAGGATTTGAAAACATATACCAAGTGAGTAACTTAGGTAGAGTAAAGAGTTTAAAACGAAGGGTTAAATGTAGAGGTGAAGGATATAGAACTGTGAATGAGAATATATTAAAAACAAGTATAACGAGTTACAGGTATAAATCAGTTCATCTATTTAAAAACTTAAAGAGTTATTCATTTACAATACATAACTTAGTAGCTACAGCTTTCTTAAATAAGTTACTATTAGAGTTAATAATAAATCCGTACATTTAGGATATTTTAACTGTGAATTAAAAGCACACTTAGCTTACCAAAACAAATTAAAAGAATTATGATAACATTCAAGAAAATAAACGAAGTAATAGCAGATGCTTATTACAATGATGAGAAGATAGGACACATTGAGAAACTATACAACGGTTACAATGTTGAAATAATGTACCTAAGAACGCACCTAACGACTTCAAATACTAAAATGGTAGTAGACTATGCGAACAAACTTTTTAAACGCTTAGAAGCGAGAAAACGAAGAGAGTTAAAACCGTTAAGAAACTATAACGAATTTAAAATTATAGAATGAAGAAGAAACTAACAACAGGTAAACTACTAAAGAAACTACAAGTAGTATTTAACGCTTACATAAGAGAACGAGATAAAGATAAACCTTGTATAAGTTGTGGTAATTACTTTGAGAAAAAAGACGCTGGACATTATTTTGCTACAAGTGGGTATAGTGGTTTACGTTTTGATGAAGATA